CCGAATCGTCACCGTCGGGCCGTCCTGAGATGCGGCGTTCTTAAGATTGCGCTCCACCTCGGCGGGCGACCAGCGACCCCGCGCGATGGCTTCGACATAGAAGACACCACCGACCAAAGCCATGCGCAGACCCACCGTCCAATCCGGCTTGCGACCGGGACGTGCTTTCGAAGCGGCGAAATCCCAGGCGCGGCAGCGCTTTGCGCCTGAGGGCATTGCCTCGACGATTTCGAAATCTCCGCGCTGAAACAGGCCGCCGGAACGCGGAGCCGGCCGCTGCTGGAACTGACCGGCTACAGCGTAGGAGCCAAGCGGGATCTTGTCTCGCTCGACGACCGCGCGAGGGAAACGTTCAGGGAAGAGCAATTCGCCATCCTCCATCCTCGGATCGATAAATCCGATCGAAGTCCGACAACGGCGTTCCGGCTCGAATTCCATCGGCAGCATCAAGTGCTCATAGCCGAGCCCGAGCGCCAGGATGATGCCGGAGACATCCGCCTCGTGCAGCCGCTGCATCACGACGACGATCGCGGAGCGCTGGGGATCGTTAAGCCGTGTCGGAACGGATTCACGAAAGGTGCGAACCGTCGACAGCCGCTCGGCTTCTGATTCCGCCCCATCGACCGAATGCGGATCGTCGATGATGACACGATCGCCGCGACCGCCGGTCAACCTAGAGAACGGCACGCCCTGGCGCGAGCCCGTGCGGGTATTGGCGAACGCCATCTCGCCGGTCCTTGTCAGCTTGACCTGATCGCCCCAAAGCGCCTGATACCATTCGGAGGCAACAAGGTCGCGCATGCGCCTGTTGTCGCGCTTGGCGTAGTGTTCCGAATAGGAAGCACCGAGATAGCGCATCTGCGGCCTGCCCATCGGCCCCCATTCCCATGCCGGCCAGAAGACGCCGCAAAGCAGGGATTTCATCGTACCCGGCGGCACATTGATCAGCAGCCGGGTAATCTCACCCGCAGTCACCGCTTCAAGATGCTGGCAGATGGCATCGATATGCCAACCATGCACATAGTCGGCGGAGGGCTCGACGACATGCCAGGCTTCACGGACGAAGCCGGTCAGCGATCGGCAATTGGCTCGAAGTCGCTCCGCATCCAAGGCAATCCGGGCGGCAACATCGACCCATTCGCGCTCAGCTCTCCGCTTCGCCTTCTCCTCCTGGATCGCCGCCATCATCGCCGCCGCGCCTGGCAAGCGAACATGAAGGAGATTTGATTGCATCAGCCTTGCTTGAGTTTGGTCAACTAGCTGAGAACGCGATCATGCCGGTCACCTTAACGATAACCGACGCTCGACCGCCACGAGTTAAAGGTTCACATAGTTGATCTTCAGACTATCGATACCAGCATTGTTAATCTGCTGAGACCACGGGCCGTTAAATACCATTCTTCCCAAGCGAGCGTGCGACGCATTCGATGTTAGCAAAAGCGCCTGCGCTCGGGCGACATTCGTGTCCAGCGTATTCTCGGCGACGTAATTGTAAGCGCAAGCGTTGAGGCGAATTGCCGTCTGAGCTGTCGACGCTCCGAAGATGGCAACTCTATTATTGGTAATTCGACAACCAAGAACGGTGCCTGAAGTCCCGTCGACATCAACTACTGCAGAAGACGCGGACCCGCCTCCCATACGATGTTCTATATTATTTCCGTCGATAATGTACTCTCGCCCGTTGAAGAGATAAATCGCTGGCCCGTAAGTTGAATCAATGTTGTTGTCGCGGATAACGTTATGGCCGGCGACACCATCGCTTGCCGCGATCGTGAAGATGGCGATACCAGCTTTCTGGGAAATGGGCGCTCGAATGACATTGCGTGTAATGACGTTGCTGTCGCCGCAATTCGAAAGCTTGATCCCGCCCCAAAAATGATTGTCGCAGATCAAGCTGTTTGATGGGCTACCCTGGACGATGATCGTAGGATTGCACTCCATCTCGAAAGACAAATCATTCGAGGGCATGAAATAGTTCTGCTGCAATATCAGTTTGGAAGAGCTGACCGCTGGAGATCCATCCCAGACAAAGTGAATCGGCCTCCTCCCGCGAACATTCGTGTCGAAATTCGGATATCCCGGCCACCAAGCGGTCCGTTCAATGAAGCAGAAATCTACGCCCGCGACAGGATAGAAATGCATCATGTCAACGCTACTGGTCATAGCGGCTACGGGCGCAAAAATACTTTCAAGAGCCGCATCCCCAAACATGGAGACGCCTTTGTTGAGCAAGCATCGACCGGTATTCGGAACCTCCGACAATCGATAGACACCCTTAGGCACGTAAAGCGTTTTGCCAAGCTGGAATGCTGCTTCTAGAGCGGTATTCAAGGCCGCAGTATCATCAGTAATTCCATCGCCCGTTGCGCCGTAGTCGCGTACATTTATGGCCGTCTGAGCGGCGATATTTTGCGCAGTGGCCGCCGCGCTGAGATCAAATGCTTGATTGGATAAGGTTGTCATTATCTTCCTCCAAAGCTGTTGAGAAAACCAAATGCATAGCAATCGGTTCGCAGAGTCTGATCAGACTGTTTTGATAAGCTAGTTTGCGATTTACCTGAAAACTGGCTCGTGCTCAGTTCTCCGCCTCGCCTGCTCCTCCTGGATCACCACCATCATCGTCACCAGATCCGACAAGCGGCCCGAAGAGAGATTCCAATATCGCAAGCTGCTCGTCCGTAGCGTTGGTCAGGTCTATAGTGACGCCGCGACCTCCCTTGGCCCCGGCGCCGGAGCGTTCGCTTGGCTTTTGATGAACATAGGAGGCCGCGATTTTCGCCATTTCATCGCGCCGTTTCTGATCCGCTTCGTCGTCACGCATCACTTTCAACATGTAATCAAGCGGCGTGTCGTCGGCGGAAACGGCCTTGCGACGGCGCGCACGCGTTTTGCGCGGCGCAACCGGCTTATCGGCATTGGTCATGCTTCAGATTTCCGATGGAATTTTGAAAGGAAACAAGCGGTTCAAAACAATGCTTGTGGTCGACAGCGCGTCGTTGCGACTGTTCTCATCATGCCAAAATAGATACCTCATTTCGGCGCACTTGGCGACACCCTTGAAGGGCACGCACCGAGCAAGGAACGAACACTGTGGCGAACATTACAAATAACAGCTTGAAATCAAAGATAAATGTCGCACTCTTCAGTCCGACGACTTAAGCGACATACGCGTCAATTCACGACAATACTCAAAATGCGCAAGGACCGCCTGATGAGAATCCCGGCACGACAGCATCGTGGTTCAGATGATCCCGCAGACCGAGATTGGGTTCAGCGGTTTATCGCCGGGAATCTCCCGGCCCTGCCCGTTCCCGGCATTCCTGACATTTACCTGCATAGGGCAGGCCCGCAGAGTGGGTTGCGGCGCCTCGCCCAACGAGATCCGGAATTCGGCTCGCCCTACTGGGCACATTATTGGAGCGGGGGATTGGTGCTGGCCCGTTATCTTCTCGACAGGCCGGAAAGCGTGGCCGGCCGTCAAGTGCTTGATCTCGGCGCCGGCTCGGGAATTGTGGGGATTGCAGCCGCAAAGGCAGGCGCGACAAAGGTCTGTGCCACCGACATCGATCCCTATGCAATCTTAGCCACCGAGCTCAACGCGAGGCTCAATAATGTCATGATCGAGGCGATGCCCGCCGATTTGACGAAGGGCGAGCCGCCGGACGTTGACCTTATATGTGTAGGGGATCTGTTCTATGAAGCGGCACTTGCGGAAAGCGTGATAGCATTCCTGGATCGTTGCCTGGCGCACGGAGTTGCGATTTTGATCGGCGATCCTTGGCGGACCTATTTGCCGAAATCGCGGCTTCGGCTTCTCGCAGAATACGCGGTCTCGGACTTCGGCGAGGATGCCGCCAGGACCCAGTCCGCTGGCGTCTTTGCATTCGAATAAAGAAAGTCACCGACTGGAGATATCAATGACCTTTATCGGCAATGCGGGTTCGGACCGCAATTGTCGCTGAGGCGAGAGCAATTCCAGCAAAAGTGCGAAGCGGTTTTGCGTCCGGAATTGCTAGACAACAAAGAGATAGAGCATTTCCATGACTCCGCTTAGAACGGAAATGCTCTAGGCTCTCATCTTGGCACGTCTGCGGTTCCCGCGCTCCAGCTGTTTGGCCAGTTCGGCAAGTTCGGGGCTTGCCGCATCGAAAACGGGCCGTGCGTCATCCGGCAGCCAATGTGTTTCATGCTTGGGCGCCGGGGATTTTGTCCGATCGAAGCCGCCGGGCGCATTCGGCATCATCGGCGATATGCGCGACCAATCCGGCTCCTGCAGCATCGGCGAAACGGCGAAAAGCGCCCTGGCAAGATTCTGGAACTCGCTCTGAATGCGTCGTTCCGCTGTGCGCCGTACGCGCGCCGTTTGGGCGCAGAAATCTCGGAAAGAGCCGGCGATATAGGGCGCCGCAAGACAAAGGGACCAGCGTGAAAGCAGAATGCGCCGCTCCTCATCCTGGACACGAACACGCAGCCATTCCTGCAGGACTTCCTCTGCCCGGCTAATTGCCGCAGCACTTGGGCGATATCGAATGCGGATATCGGCGTGATCCGTCGGCTCTGGCAGAACCTCGGGCCATAGCGTCCTCATCCTGTCGGGACGCACGCCGCGTACATCGAGATGAACCATGGTGTCCGCAGCCTCAACGAAGCGGGCACGAATGATCAGGCTCAAATCGGCGATTTCGGCCGCACGACGGGACAGTTCGTCAAACTGCAAGGCTGACGGGTGCATCAAGTCGTTTCTCCAATTCGCGATAGATTAACGTTCGCAATGTCGCCCGAACGGGCCAAGGCCGTCGCGCCACGGCATCCGTGCGCAATGTGGCGAGCACGATCTCGTCGAAGGCACTCAGCAGGTCGCCTGGGCGCTGCAGCGCCCAATCCTGGCGCTGTGCCAGAACATCGGACACCGCGCCGATCGTGTCAGACCAAAGCTCATCGCGATTACTCCCAGTCTGCCGGATGCAACGCAGAACGAAGACGAGATGGCCATCGCCGTAGCGACCTCGGATTTCCTGCATGGTGCCGCGCGCATGGCTCTCAGCGGGCGCACGGCGGCGATGGACCGGAACCAGTTTGATCCCGAGCCCATCAAGAAGAAGGTCTAGCCTGCCCTTGCTCATGGCGGTTCAACTCCTTTCTTCGGAGAGTTTGATGTCCTCTCCATCTGACA